TGCAAGAGGGAGTGCTTGGCACTTTAAATATACCGTCTGAGCTCATTGATCCTGTATACAATAATATACAGAATATGATGGTTAAAGGATTTATATATCGTAAGCCCATCTTTGACCCGACGAAGCCGGATAAAATTGAGAAGTATGAATATATACCTCTAGATGAAAATCAAATTGTATATATTAATTCTGGCTTGATGAACGAGAATATGACTTTTGTAGTCCCGTTTCTTGAAAACGCTAGAAGGTCATATAGACAATTATCTCTTATTGAAGACGCTATTGTTATTTACAGACTTGTAAGAGCACCAGAACGTTTAGTCTTTAATGTTGATGTCGGTAATATGCCTGCACCAAAAGCTGAGGCGTATCTTAAAAAGCTTATAAGCAATTACTGGTCATCAAAGACATTTGATATTAACCAGAATGACATTGTTAAAAAGTTTAACCCTCAATCGATGTTAGATGCTTTCTGGTTTCCGAAGAGACAGGGTTCTGAAGGCTCAAGTGTCACAACTCTACCAGGTGGACAGAACTTAGGCGAACTAGCTGACTTAATGTACTTCATTAAGAAGCTTTACAGATCTCTTAAAGTACCTACATCACGTCTCGATCCTGAAGATTCATTCAAAGACGGTCAAGAGATCCTACGAGAAGAACTTAAGTTTGCTAGATTTATTATTCGTCAGCAACAACGGTTTTCAAGCGGAATTAAGAAAGGGTTTGTTACTCATCTTAAGTTAAGAGGGTTATGGGATAAGCTTAGTCTACACGAAACTAATTTAGATATTGCATTCAATGTACCGACTAACTTCTATGAGATGAGAAGTAATCAACGAATGGAGATGAAGGTCACAGCGTTTAACAATATCGCCTCGAATGAATTTGTCTCGAAAACATTCGCACAGAAAAAATATCTTGGATGGAAAGATAAAGATATTCTCGCTAACAGAGAATTCCTCAGAAAAGATGCTGAGCTACAGTGGGAGCTTGGACAGATTACTCAAAGCGGTCCAGGCTGGCGTGAAGCTGCTATGGCAGGTGAACTAGCTGGTGGTACAGAAGGCGGAGCTGGAGGTGACTTCGGTGGTGGTGGAGCTGGACCTGGTGGTCCACCTCCGGACTTTACCGGTGGTCCAGCAGCCGCGGAAGGTGGTGAAGCTCCACCAGAAAGTGGTGGAGAAGCTGAAGCACCGGCTGCTGAAGCGCCTCCTGCTTAAATAATAGTATATGTCAACAGCGTGTCAAATATCTCCGGTATCGGCGTTCCAGTCTACTAATCTCAATAATAAGATTGAGACATTCGGCGACCTCGGCGATAGAATAAAAAGGTCATTAGGTTGGCCGGTTATATCTATTGAAGTCCATCAAGATCAGCTCTTTCAAAACATACAGATGGCAGTTGAGTTTTTCTCAAAGTACGCTGGATATACTGAGGAGTTTATTGTATTTGATTCAAATCTGTACGAGAGAAACAAAGGTATCAGGCTCGATGTATTGTTCACGCTAGGTAGAACAACTCTAACTAACGAGCAAAAAGTTTCGAAATCATCTGCAAACAACAATCCAGACTTTACTATTACACTACCTCCAACTGTGTATGTAGCTACATCAGCTCTCAATTCTACATTGTTTACGGGGTCATCTGCATTATCGAGTCTATTCACAGACGGTATATACGAGCTAGAGCTACTCGATCAATCGCTTTATGATTCTGTAACTACACATAATAGATCGTTATCTTCTTACTTTAAAGCATCAGTTAAAAGAAGTGTATCACTTCAAAGTCAGGACACAACAGCTACTAATTACTCTAATGTATTCGATTATGACCTTATGGATTATAGAAAGGTTATATCTATAATCAATTTTGAAGAGGGATCGAGTCAGAGTATCAACACTCTATTCACTATTGAACAAACACTTGCACAGCAAACTTACTTTAGTTATGCGATGGGTAATTATGGCTTCGATCTTGTATCGTGGTATACAGTTAAGGAATGGTTAGATACTCGTGAGAAGGTCCTAGCTACACGGAAGGATATTAAGTTCGATGAACGTACTCAGTATCTAACAATGTACCCTCAGCCAGGTGCATCAATGTTCTACGGTGTTCTCTGGTGCTATGTTGAAAGACCGATTAGAGATCTAGTTAAAGAACAGTGGGTTTATGCGTACGCTCTAGCACTTACAAAGATTACTATTGGTCGTATCCGTGGTAGATTTGGAAATGTTAGCTTACTTGGAGGCGGTAGTTTAAATACTGATATTCTTCAAGAGGGTCTTAGCGAGAAGAGTGAGTTAGAAAAAGCTCTTATGGAGGGTGCTAACCCTGGCTTTGGTGATGGGTCACCGCCTCTATTCTTTGTAGGCTAATGAACAAAAAGTACAGACAAGGTATCTTTACGCCTAAGAATGCTGATAAGTTTATCGGTACAAAAGCTATTTATAGGTCAGGGCTAGAGCTTAAATTCATGAGATTTTGTGATAATAATCCGAATGTATTGAAATGGGCTAGTGAGAATGTTGTTATACCTTATATATCACCTATGGATGGGAGGGTTCATAGGTACTTTGTTGATAATTTTGTCGTTATTAAAGAAGGTAATCAAATTAAAAAGTATCTTGTAGAGATAAAGCCATACAAACAAACAATGGCTCCGACTACAAAATATAGAAAACGAGAACACCTTTTATACGAGCAACAAATGTATAGTGTGAATCAAGCTAAATGGGCTAGTGCTAGAGAGTTCTGTGCGAAAAAAGGTTTAGAGTTTTTAATTTTAACTGAAAAAGATTTAGGTTAATTTGTAAAAGACTAAGATTTCTAATATTTTTGTATCGGTTAGATATAAATAACTTATATGGCACTAAAGCTAAACTTGCTCGTTGAGAAACCTCAAGCTGAAGATCAGTATCAGTATGTATTCGAAGAAGCGAATCGTAACGCACCATCAACACTTTATATTAAAGGACCGTACATGGTTGCTAATGCTGTTAACAAGAACAGAAGAATGTATCCTCGTGAAGAACTTCAGCGTGAAGTTCAGAGATATACAGAAGAAATGATTGTTCCTGGTCGTGCAATGGGCGAGTTAAATCACCCTGCAACTGCAGATGTAGACCTTGAAAGAGCATGCCATGTTATTACTGAATTATATGAGCAAGATAGTATCTTTTACGGTAAGTCTAAAGTATTATCTACACCATGTGGTCTAATTATTAAATCTCTTATTAATGATGGTGTGAAAGTTGGTATGTCATCACGCGCTCTCGGTACTCTCGAGGAAGGTGAAGGTCACAACACTGTTAGAAATCTTAAACTTGTTGCTGTTGACTGTGTTGCAGACCCAAGCGCTCCATCTGCTTTTGTTAATGGTATTCTAGAATCTAAGCAATGGGTTATAGCTGAGAATGGTAAGTATGAAGAACTTTACGAAAATTTTGAAGCTTCTATCAGAAAACTTCCTAGAAAAGAGAGAGACGCATTCTTACGTGATCGTATATTAAGCTTCTTAAAAAAGATCTGAGTGTTTTTTAAAGAAAGGATCTATTGTAGTATAAATAATTAGTATATGGGTAAGCATAGTGCGACACAAAAACCTAAAAAGAAAGCAATGGCGAAGAAGTCTACTGCTAAGAAGGTACCTGCTAAAAAAACAGTTGCAAAGAAGGTTATAAAAGAATCAAGTGATATTGGTAAGTTTATTGAAGCACTTTCTACAGAAAAATATGCGCAGGCTAATAAATATTTGGTGAACATCATTGAGACAAAGATTTCTGATAGAATCAGTTCTTCGCTTGATGAACCTCTATTCTAATACAACTATATGAAAGTTAAATCATTACTTACTGAAGATGCAGCCCAGACTCTATCCGAAGAGTCTATTCAAGTTATTGAACAAGCTCTTAAAGCAAAGCTAGAACTAACAGTTGAAGCTGCTCTGACTAAACAAGATGATCTATATGCATCTAAACTTGAGACTCTTATTAGAGCTCTCGATAAAGACCATACTACAAAACTTACACGTGTTGTAGAAGCTATTGATCGTAACAACTTTGGCAAACTTAATAAGGTTGTTAAGCGTTATGAGAGAGTTTTAAATCAAGAAGCCGGTAAGTTTAAAGCTACTCTTGTTGAATCTATTTCTAATTACCTCGAAGAGTTTATCGATGAAGCTGTACCAGCACAGGCTATCATGGAAGCTACCAAGAACAAGACTGCTATTAAAGTTCTTGACAATTTACGTAAAGTTTTAGCTGTTGACTCTGCTCTTATGTCAGAGTCTGTGCAAAGCGCTGTTGTTGACGGTAAACAACAACTTGATACCCTTTCAGAGAAAGTAACTAAGCTTGAAAAAGAAAATGCTCTTCTTAAAGAACATTATACTAAAACAAAAGCTGCACTTATTCTCGAAGAAAAAGTTGCGAGTCTTTCGGACAAGCAAAAAGAATATGTAAAACGTGTTTTAGGTGATAAAACTCCGAGGTTTATCGAGGAGAATTTTGACTATACACTACGTCTTTTCAAGAAACAAGAAGGTGAGCATTTGAAAGTTATCAAAGAGCAAGCTTTTGAAACCAGAAAAGTAAAGGCGGATAGACCACTAATCTTTGAAAGTGCGCAGGAAGCTTCGAAAAAAACATCTTTTAATCCATACGTGGAAGAACTTGAGCGTTTAAATCGCCATAAATAATTTCACCCTGAACAATGAGGTCTTTATGACCTGAGTTATTTGAAGGAAAAAAACAAAGCAAATGAAAATTAGACCGACACAATCTTTTATCGATGGAAACAGAGCAGAGGCACTTCTTGAGAAGTGGGCTCCAGTTCTTAATTTCTCATCCAATGAGGTTAAGGCTATTAGCAATGACAATACCCGTTTGAACACAGCTATTCTTCTTGAGAACCAAGAGCAATGGTGTGAATCGAACACTGCTGGTAACGGCGGTGCTTTCGGTGGTGGTGCTTCTAACAGCAGCATCTACAATCCAGGCGCAGGTACAATCAACAGTGGCGATAACTACGCTCCTGGTGATTCACGTCTACCTAAGATTCTTATCCCAATGATTCGTCGTACATTTCCTGAGCTGATCTCCAACGAGATTGTAGGTGTTCAACCTATGTCTGGTCCAGTAGGTCTCGCTATGGCACTTCGTTATACTTACAACTCCGTAGGCCTTGGCCAAGGTGTTGATGGTATTTCGGGTACTGTTGGCGGTGCTGGTAACCCTGTAGGGCAAACTGCAGGTTATACTGGTACTGTTGCTAGCAGAGAGCTTGGTTACCAATTCCTAGATACCCGTTTCACAGGTTCGTCTTCACAAAGACTTTCTGGTGTATCTGGTGTATTTGATATCAATGCAGCTGATCGTGGCGTTGCCCAGATCTTGTCTGCGTTTGAAATTACTGGTAACATTCCTCAAGTAGAAGTTAAGTTTGAGAAATCGGCAGTTGAAGCTGGTACACGTCGTTTAGGCGCGCGCTGGTCTGTTGAGCTCGAACAAGACCTTAAGAACATGAACGGTATCGATATCGATGCTGAGATCACTAACGCTATGTCGTATGAGATCCAAGCTGAAATCGACCGTGAAATGATTATCCGTATGATCCAAGCTGCCCTTAACGGCGGTGCGGGTGCTGGGTATTCGTTCTGGTCTCCTGCTTCTGCTGACGGAAGATGGCTCGTTGAGAGAAATAGAGACTTCTATCAAAAACTTATCATTGAAGCAAACAGAATCGCTGCTCGTAACAGACGCGGTGCTGCTAACTTCATTGTTGCTACACCTCGTGTATGCGCAATTCTTGAAATGCTCCCTGAGTTTCAGTGGGTACCTGTTCAAGGAGATGTTGCTACACAACCAACAGGTGTTGCAAAGGTAGGTACAGTTGGTGGTCGTTTCTCGGTATATCGCGATACCCGTTCCGAAGTACAGAACTCCACAATCTACGGTAACGTAGGTTACGGTACTGGAAACGGCATTGAGTATGCTCTCCTTGGTTTCAAGGGTAGCGAATTCTATGACACTGGTATTATCTATTGCCCTTACATTCCTATCATGGTACAAAGAACAATTGGTCCGAACGATTTCGCCCCACGCGTAGGCTTGCTTACAAGATACGGTGTTGTCGATAACATCTTCGGTTCCAACCTCTACTACCATGTTGTTATTGTTCAGGGACTAGGTACAGCGTTTACGCCAAGCAATCAGAGCGTGTACTTCTAAACATTACGTTAGAACGACTTTTTATGCCAGGGGTGCCGAAGAGCCCCTGGCATTCCCCTTTTTATGATAGGTAGTGTTAATAAATAGTAAGATTTTCATCTCAATAGCATAAATAATGATATGCCTATTATTAGCTTTACATCACAGGTACTTTCAGCATATGGTCAAACACCATCCAATCTTTCATGGTCTACCTCTGGTGGATCTACTGCATACAAAACAGTAGAGCTCCTAACAGTTGGAACAGGGCCAATTAATAATGCTTCTCTTAGTGCTATACGAGTTAGGGGTGTAGTGTTTAACGCTCTTACATCTCCAGCATCTGGTACAAACTCATTTGCAACTCTTTCAGCTGCAACAGGAACAACCTTAAGAGTAGATAGAGCACACAATGGCGCGACGTTCGGTGTTATATATACAGATGGATCTTCTACACTATTTACATGTGTTACAGGTGCTAGTACAACTGCTCAATCTCTTACAGCAAATGGATTCGATACTACATTCCCAGAGACCAGAAGACTATTTGTACTAGGCTATAAATAATATCTAATTTATTCTTCATAGAAAAACCCGCTACATCTTTATGACTGTAGCGGGTTTCTTATTATTGCTTTAAGTTATATTAGTAAGTATACAACGAAGATAATGATCCAAAATAAACTATTGGTCTGTCTACAGCAAACTGATTACTCGAACTAGCGGATTGCGCGCCACCAGATAAAGCATACTCACTAATAGTTGCTTGCTCGATATGATACCAATCTGGTGATACAAACCCATTATCCTTAGGAACTCCTACTCCGCTTAGTATAGCATACGGTTGATTTATTGTATTAACGTAATTTGTTGTTAGTGAATTACCAAGATTGAGATCACCAATCCATGTTTTTAAGTATAACTTCGCTACTCCTGTACCTGTATTCTCTAATATAATATTATAATTTCTAGTAATGGCACCTGAAGCAATCATATTAGCAGTTAAGTAAGGTGTTTCTGTATATGTTCCAGAGAGAGTTGAAGTTCCATCTCTAGCAAACATTTTTATACTGTATAGTAGTGTATCAGTTCGTGAGGTTCTCTTTAACTCAAAACCTATACCTCTAGTGAATGGTGGGTAGGCTTCCTTACCCGCAGGACATCTTTCAAATCTAAGTAGTTGTCTGCCAGCATCACTTCCGACATATATTCTTGCAACAGGGAATCCTGTTAGCGGGCTTGTAGCTAGAAAAACGCGAGATGTAAAAGACATTAGCCAGGGTATATCGTACCTCATTGTTCCTCCTGATAATCCCGTAAACCAAGCTGGCCCTCCTAATGTACCTCTCGAGCTTGCAGATAGATTATTTGCTAAAATAGTCGATAGATATGTGACACTACCAACAACACCGATACTGCCGCCACCTGAAAGCCCACCAAAAGATGGGTTACCTAACCTAACAATTTCGCCTGCCTGAGGTATTGTTTTAAAGCATCTTGCGTGGTTAAATAAGGCAGCTACTGGCGAAGATGTAAATGTTACAAGAGCATTATCAACAGGCATTCCCTGCGGTGGTGCAAATGTAAATCCGTTCTGGTAGTTTAATATATTAGACATAATATGAGCTTAGAGTTCCAATATAACAAAGAATAGGACCGATAGCCATTCTTTGCGATGTTAATGACGGTACCCTGTTTTGAATATCATTTACAATAAAAGCTTCAATATTTCCCCAGTTTGTAGATACACCAACATTAGCAGTAGGTACTCCGTTACCAGAAAGTGTTAAAAATGGTATAATAGATGTATTTTGCGGAACATATAACTCGTCTCCTAACCATGTTTGAGCGTAGAGTTTAGCTACACCAGTACCGGTGTTCTCTATAATAAAATGATACATCTTATTATAGTTCTCGATATTTTGACCAATATTAACATAATCGGTTTGAATATATGTTCCGGATAGAGTTGTAGACCCATTTCTAGCAAATAATCTAACTTGATGTTGGTATATGTTAGATGGATCAGCTCTCATCTCTATACCTATACCTCTTTGATTTACACTATAAGCAGGCAGACCTGCTGGTGTAGACTGGGTAGCAGGTAACTGTGCAGTAGCACCAACATACAGCCGTTGAACAGCGTTAGTTTGACCAGCTGTAATAGCCATAGTTGATGTAAACCTAAAAGATATAGCCCA